CGGATCAAGGTGGGCTTGGGGAACTCCCCCGCCTCCAGCATCCGGTACAACGTGGGCTTCGACAGGTTGATCTTGGCGAGCACGTCAGGCACTCGGAGCAGGCGCAGACCAGTGGGCTTCTTGGCAGTACCAGTCATAGGCTCGCCGCCTTCGCCAGGGCCAGCTTGGTGGCCTGGAGAGCCTGATAGGCCAGCACGAGGCCCGTCACCCGTTGGGACATCGACAGGGGTTCGTCCTCAATGTCTCGGGGCACGTTGACGGTGTCCAGGGCAGCGTGGACGGCCAGGGCTTCCTGGGTGTACAGAGCCTTCGCCTTCAGCTTCATTGGGCCTCCACGATGCTGGCTTCGAACGCCTTCAGCGTGAACGCTGCGATGCGCTCCAGGATCGGCTCGGCGAAGCAGGCGAGCAGGTTCTCGTGCTGCGGGTCGCCCTCGACCTCGGCGTGCGTCAGGGTGGTCTCGTCGTGCGTGATGGTGGCCTTGACGACCAGTCGAAGGTTCCCGGAGAACTGCAGGGTGGTTTGGAAGTTCATGTGTTTCGTTCAGGCAAAGAAAAAGCCCCTGGGGTTAGCAGGGGCCTCTGTGTTGTTCGGGGGCGTCAGGCTGGAAGGTGCAGCGGGTGCCAGTGCGTCGGGGGGAAGAGTTCCTCGCCGGTCTCGTCAGAGAAGAATTGGTGATGAACCAGCCGCGCCAGGGCGACCCATCGGCCTGCTTCAGGCTTGCCCATGTAGTGGCCCGTGATGAGGACGAGCCTGCCCTCTTCGGGCTCTTCGGCCCCCATCGGGAGCCAGTTGATGATCTGGGGTTGCGTGTCGGTGGTGTTCATGTTTTCTCCCTGAGTTACTGGACAGCCGCGAGCAGTTCGTCGTCGGCGAGGTGTGCGTAGCGAAGCGTAGTCTTGATCTTGGCGTGTCCCAGCAGCTTCTGGACGATCACGATGTTCTTGGTGCGCTTCAATGTGCGGGTGGCAGCGGTGTGGCGCAAGGTGTGGAGGACGAAATCTTCGTCGTCGACCAGACCCATCTCCTTGCGCAGGCGTGCCCAGACGGTGCGGAGATGCGAGGCGTCCAGGGCGAAGGGGAGACCACCATCAAGGGCCTGCAGCGCCCGGGGCGAGAGGGGCACCGAACGGGCCTTCTTCGTCTTGGTCTTCCACAGGCGCAGCCACTGGCCGTCGACCTGGGACGGCTGCAGGGACAGAAGCTCGCCCCGGCGCATCCCGGTGTCCGTCAGGACGGTGACGAAGCGACGAACCTCCAGTTCTCCCCAGGCTTCAAGGAGAGCCAGGATCGTGGCTTCCTCTTCCTCGGTGATCCAGCGGATCCGGCCCTCGCCCTCACTCTCCCAGGGGAGCTTGGGCATCTTCACCATCCAGTCGCGGTCGACGGCGAACTTGAGCACCGTGTTGACGTTGGTGAGCTTGCGGTTCACGGTCGACTCGGCGCACGTCAGCTTCTTTCGGTAGGCGTCCAGGGTGGTGGTCTTCACTTGGTCGAGATCGAGGTCACCAACGAGTTCGATGAACTCTTCCACATTGCGGTAAGCAGTGCGCTCGTAGGCCAGCCCCTTCCAGAGCGGGATCGCCGCGATCTTGAGAAGCTGGTTGAGTGTCTCCGGGGCTTTCATATGTCTCCAACTGCCGATTAGTTAGGAGCATCTTAAGAGAACCTCTGTGCACCTGTCAAGAGCCTGTGTCGTCGCTGACACATAGCTGTTGACGGGGTAACTACCTAGTGACAAACCCCTGTCAGCGCTCGTCGCCAGAACCCTGGATCACGTCGCGTTCCTTGCGGTCGCGCAGCTTCACGAGATTGAGCAGGGCGCACTCGTCCAGGGTAGTCCCGTTGTCCTCGGCGATTGCCACGAGGTGCCACAGGATGTCGCCGATCTCCTTCTTCAGGAGACGCTTGTACTCGACCGACTTCTTGCCCTCGTAGGGGCCATCTCGGCGTTCCTTGGCGATCATGCCCAGCAGTTCGCCGCACTCACCAGCGAGGTTGATGTTGGCGTAGGTGGCGTCAGCCGATGGCAGGCGGTAGGTCATCGCCTTGGCAGCGTAAGCCCCCAGGGTCATCGGGATGAAGGGGTTTGCTTCGGAGATGGTCGCGGGATTCGCTGCGCTCATTGGCACGACTCGCAGGGTTGTCCGTCTTCACGATCCAGCGGACAAGCCAGGGGCTCATCGGAATCGAAGTCGATGGGATTCACGATCTGGCCCGGGAGTTTCTCCGGGTCGGTTTGGTGTTGTGCAGGGACGCTGATCAAGTATTGCTTTCGATGATGGCGCGGATCTCGTCGGCGAGCGAGCGTTCGCCCAGGCCGATACCGCGATCCAGCGTGTCGTTGTAGTGACCGTCGTAAGCCTCGTGAGCCTTTTCGATCTCGTCGTCTTCCAACGGCTTGTATTGATCGACCCGGACGAGCAGTTCTCGGATGAGGCTCATTGGGGATTCTTCAGGGGAATGTGTTGGGGACAGCCTGCGGCCCAGCGGATGATTTCCACGGGACGGCTAGGACGGTCGGGGTGATTGCAGGAGATGGCTTTGTTCGCGAATACGTGGTGTCCGCAGTTCAAACAATCCTTGCCACGGGTGTGAACCGTGAACCGCCCGTCCATACTCACAGGCCCTCCAGTTCCATCAGGAGGTCGATGAAATGCTTGGCCTTCTCCAGGTCTTGCTTGCCGCCCTTTGCTTTCCAGCGGGTGATGTACTTCACCACGGCGGTTTCACAGGGGCCGAGCTTGTTCTTGTGGCAATACTCGACCGGCTGAATCACCAAGTCCTTGTAATGACCACCACCGACCTGGACGGCCAGGGCTTGCTTGGGTTTCTCGGAGATTACCGCCGCGATGGCGGATGGTGCGTAGAACATGAGGGGTTTCCATCCAGGCAGCACAGGGCCACCGTAGGCTTCCGACGACGTGCAGTTCCAGCACGCGCTGGGAATGTCGTCCAGCCCCTTTCGGGGCACGGGGTTGTGGAGGCAGGTATTGCAAGCACGCTGCCCATCGGTATTCATGGAGTCCACAGCTTCACCTCCCGGTTGGCAAAGTCCCAATCGGTGTCGTGGAGGATGCGGGCCATGCGGGCGTTGAGCAGGGCGTCCTCGGCGGTCATGTCGGCTGCAAGGTAGGCGTTGAGCACCGTCTCCCAGACGACCCCGTGCTTCTTCAGCAGGGCGTCGGCCTTGGTCTTTCCCATCCCGTGGATGCCGTCGTAGCCGTCCGTCTTGTCGCCGGCCAGGGCCTGGGACAGGAAGCGGAAGTGCGCCAGATCGGCGTCGGTGAGGTGGTACTCGCAGGAGCGCCCGTCAGCCGAGATGCGGATCATCCGGCCGGGGATGGTCAGCAAGTCCTTGTCGATGGTCTGGATGACGTACTTGCCGGGGAACCGCGTGGCGAGGATGCCCATGCAGTCGTCGGCCTCCAGGCCGGGCCGCACGAAGCTCGGGTAGGTCTCGATGGCCCACTCCTTCAAGGCACCGTAGCCCACCGGCTTGCGTGGGCGTCCGGTCTTGTATTCCTCGTTGAGACCCTTGCGGAAGTTCACACCGTCCGTCCAGGCGAGTTCGAACTGGCACGTCGTCGGATCGGTGAAGCCGGCGAACTCCTGCCACTTCTCGACGCGGCGCTTGAACGCTGCCTGGGCACGCGGGAGTTCGCTGTAGATCGAGAAGGTGTCCTCGTCCCAGCGGATCTCCTGCTCCGCGTTCGTCGCCGCGCCATAGCACAGCACGTCGGCGTCCATCAGCAGCACGTCGTTGGACGTGACCGTGAACGGCTTCTTGGGGGTGGCGGGTTTCTTTGCTGCCATCAGATTCCTTCGTTGGTGATGGTCTCGCCGACTAGCTTGGTCGTTGAGCAAGTCGTCTTGCCGCACGAATGCGTCTCGGTGACCTTGTGGTACGCCTCTGTCGTCGTCTGCGAGTTCGGGCACCGCGTGAAGTAGTGGTACAGGTCGCCGGACTTGAAGGTGTAGACCTTGCAGCCATCGGCTTCGCGTATGACGTGAGGCGTGGCCTCGGCCCGTGCTGTAGCTGCGGCCTGCGCCACGTCCTTGGCGTCTGCGGCAATGACCTCGGGATCGTTCTCGTGGTGGACGATTGCGCAGATGCCGAGAGTGGCGGCGAACACGATGCCGCCGAAGGTCGCCCAGCCATCCAAGAGGATCATGGAGGCCAGTAGGGCGGCGAGCGCGAGGATGACGAGGATGTAGGTCATTTGCGGCTCCACTGGTCGCAGACCGTCTGGGTGCCGTAGACCGGCTGCGAGGTCTTGCCGCCGTCGTAGGACACGTAGGTGACCGTCTGTTCCTGATGCGTAGCCGTGCAGCCCCAGGAGTCCTTCTTCAGTTCGAAGGTGGGCTTCTGAGCCTCGATGGTGCAGGAGGCGATCAGGGCGACGAGGCCCAGCGGCAGGCCGATCATCAAGAACCACATGAAGCCCTTGAAGAACACCTCCATTGCGCGGTCGGTGAGGGTGTTGTACGGATCTCTCACTTGTGGCTCCAGCGTAGATAGAGGATCCAGGCGAAGAAGCCCAGGAGGATCAGCGGGATGGACTTGATGAACCACCAAACCATCGTGTCGTGTGCTCTGTTCATTGCTTCCCCTGGTTCAGTGCGATGACGATGCGGTTGCGTGCGTCGAGCAGGCTTTGGGCGATGTCCTCGGCGAACTCGCGGTCGTCTTCGGCAGTGATGGCCCCGTCTTCGTTGGCGACCTGGGAGAACAGTTCGTCCACCAGGAATTCGAAGGAGAACGCGGTGCCGCCAACGGGCTCGTCGTCCTCGGGGTTGGTGTACAGGTCGACCTGGATGCCGTCGTCGGCCAGGAACGGATAGATGAAGTGCAGGTTGTCCATGTGTCAGCGATAGAACCCGTTCAAGAGTTCGATTCCGGGTGAGGTGATCAGCCACGTCGCTCCGAAGAGGTGCGGGCCGATCTGGGTTGTGATGAGTCCGCACGAGGCGGCAGCGGCCACCGTGTCGGTGTGCTGGCGAGCGAAGTTGCTCTTGGTGCGGAAGGGGTTGCGGTGAGCCTTCTCCAGCACCAGCTTGAGTTGCTTAGTGGGTGTCATACCAAGTCAATCCGACCTTGAACTCGGCCCCGATGGGGCACTTGAATTTGAAGAACTCGCCTGCCCGTCGTGCGCAGTCGATGACGAATGTTCCGAAGTCCTGCTCCAGACCCTCACGCACCGCGAACTGGATCTCGTCGTGGACGTATCCGAGCATCGTGAAGTCGCCGTCCCAGCCGTACTTCAGGCCACGGCGTTCGGCTTCCAGGAAGACCTCGACCAGCCACTGCTTGGAGATCAGTGCGCCCGCCGATTGCAGGAGGACGTTGAGGGCCGCGTGCTCGCTGCGGACGTTGAGCCGGCGACCGTCGATGCCCTTGAGGTGGCCGTTCTTCTTGACCTGACCGGCAACAGCGGCCTTGAGCTTCGCCAGGGCAGGGGTCTGCTTCAGGAACGAGTCCTTGAGCTTCTTCCCTGCAGCACGGCCCTTGCCCACGATGGAGCCGATCTTTTCGTCACCGGCCCCGTACAGGAAGGCGTAGATGAAGGTCTTGGCGTTGTCCCGATTGGGCAGGCCAGCGGCGATCATGTTCTTGGTGTGCACGTCGCCGTTCAGCACCACGTCGATGTACTCGCCGCCGTCCCACCGTTCCATGAAGTGCGCGAGGCAGCGAAGCTCCAGCCCAGACAAGTCGGCACCGACCATCACGAAGCCCTTGCGGACTCCGAAGAAGGCACGGCACTCCTTGCCATACGGGGCACGCACTGAGGGAACCTGAGCGAGGTTCGGGGCCATGTGCGTGCAGCGGCCCGTGACTGCTCCGTTGGTGTTGATCGAGCCGTGGATGTGCCCGTTCTTCTCCAGCTTGAGCCACCCCTGTTCGCCCTCGGCGATCTGCGCGACCCGCTTCTCCAGCATGAAGAAGTGAGCGAGGGTCTGAGCCTCGGGATACGGGAGCTTCTTGAGGATGTCCTCGTCCACCTTGGGCTGTCCACCCTCGGTGAAGTCCTTCGGCTTCCACCCGTACTTGGCCTGGAGCCGCTCCCCGATCTGCTTTCGCGAGGCCGGGTTGAACTCGATGACCTTGTCCTTCAGCGGCTTGCCCGTCTTCACGGACGTGCGCTTGATGACCAGGGGTTCGAACTGCTCCATCATCGCGATGCGGATGGCCTCACGCTCGGTCACCAGCTTGCCGTACAGGGCTGCAGCGGCCTCGACGTTGAAGGGCCAGCCAGAGCGTTCCATGCGGGCGCAAATCCACGCCGTGTTGTGCTCCAGGAGGATCGCCATCGGCGCGTATGCACTGCTCGTGAGATGCAGGTACAACGCGAAGGTGACCTCCACGTCCTGGTCGCAGTAGTCGAGCATCTCGGGGGTGAAGACCTCCCAAGCGTTCTCGGTCTCTTCGGCGAAGGTGCCCTTGAGGATGCCCAGGCGGTAGCCCCACGCCTTGAGCGAGTGCCGGCCCCAGAGCTTGCCGGGGAAGCGGGTGTATTCCTCTTGGGTGACGACCTCTTCGTACTTGTCGTCCCATGAGCCATCGGTCTGCTGGTTCGAACCAACGAGGCGTTGTTCAACGACACGCTTCTTGTTCAGGGACACCAGGAGGCTGTCGCGCTCGCCCAGGTCGCTGAAGATCAGTCGGGACAGCACCAGGGTGTCCAGCACCATGCGCTCGGGAACTACGAACCAGTGGTACAGCTTCTGGATCGCGGGAATGTCGTACTTGATGATGTTGTGACCACAGATGGTCTCGCCCGCTTCGGCGCACTTCATCAGCGTGCGCAGGGCGTCTTCGATTGACCCGTCCTTGCCGGTCGGCCCGTGGTAATAGCGGCGCTTGCGTCCGGTCTCCACGTCCTTGATGACGATGCAATGGATGCGTGTGATTACGTCGAGGAAGCCGTTGCTCTCGATGTCGAATAGCTTCATGTGTCCCTTCCTGGGAGCCAACGAAAAAGCCCCCGAGGATTTCTCCAGGGGGGCTTAGTGGGCGGTTAGGCCCTCAGGGTGTCGGGTGCCTCAGGCAGCGACGGCAGCAGCCTTGCGGCCACGGCCCAGCGGGTTGTTCAGAGCGGCGAGCAGCTTGTCGGCCAGCGTGGCGATGACCACTTCGACCGAGGTCTCGCTGGTGATCAGGCCGGCGTCTTGGGCTTCGCCGATGACCGACTTGACCTTGGCGATGCGGTTGACCAGAGCTTGGTGTTCCGTGGCTTCCTTGCGGGTGCCGAAGGTGGCTGCGTCGGAGGTCGTGAAGGTCTGGGCGATGATGGTTTGGTTCATGGTGATTCCTTGGTGTGTGTGTGTGTTGGTTTAGAAGGCCAGGGCTTCCGCCTCGGTCTCCGTTTCGTCCTTGAAGGCGTTGGCCTTCGCGGGCATTGCTTTTTCGTACATGCGTCCGGTGTCGCGGTCGTATCCCAGGTAGATCAGGATCCCGGTTGCGTCCCCGGTGAAGCGATCCTTGAGGATGCGCAGCAGGGTGGTGCCTCGGATGTCAGGGTCGTCCGACTGCTGGTCGCGCTCCATGCCGAACATGAAGTAGCTCCAGAAGCCGATGGCCCGTGAGCCCTTGAAGTGCTTGATCGAGACGTGACCGCCTTCCTCGTGCGACTTGCCTTCCGGGGTCGAGAGGTGGCTGATGAACGTGACGATGATCTGCAGTTCGTTGGCGAGCCCGGCCATCTCCTTGGTGATCTGCTCCAGGGAGCCCTTCTCGTCAGCCGTGTCGGCCATCGCGGTCAGGTGATCGAGGTAGAAGACGCGGATGCCTTCGGACACGGCCATGTAGCGGATCTTGGCCTTGACCACATCCCACTCGGTCTCGCCGAACGAGTCGTAGAGCACGACCTGTCCCTTGAGCTTGGCGATCCAGAGCTTGCGCTCTTCGACCGTCCAGGTGCCGTTGGGAACATGGAACCGCTTGCCAGCCATCTTGCCCGCGATGCGAACCAGGGTCTGCAGCGGCTTCTGCTCCAGGAAGATCAGGCCGACCTTCTCCTTGAGCACCTCGATGTCGTAGGCGATCTGCTGGGTGAAGAAGTCGGTCTTGCCGATCCCCGTGCCAGCGCCCAGGCCGTAGACCTCGCCCCAGCGTCGACCGAAGGTGTGCTTGGTCAGCGTCGGGAGGAACCAGGGCAGGCCCTGCTCCACCGGGAGGTCGAGTTCAGCCTCGACATCCTCGACGGTCACGAGACCATCGGGGCGGTACGCCTTGGCGTTCCAGATGGCCTGGATGATCGCGTCCGGCTTGCCCTTCATCAGGCACTCGTTCGGATCCTTCAGCGGCAGCGAGGCGATCTTGCACTTCCCTGGTGGGAAGAGTTCGGCGACTTCCTTGGCAGCGTTGCGGCCCGGCTCGTCCATGTCGAACATGAGGATGATGGACTCGAATGCATTGAAGTATTCGAGGTTCTTCGCCATGTCCTTCTTGGCACCACCGGCCCCGTTCGGGATCGAGACCACCGGCCACTTGTGGTTCTGCACCTGGGACACCGACATCGCGTCGATCTCGCCCTCGGTGACCACGATCATCTTGCCCTTGTTCCAGAGTTGCTGGCCGAACATTCCGCTCTTCTTGGGCTCGCCCAGGAACGTGAACTCTTTGCCCGCCATCCGCACCTTGGCGGCGATGACGTTGCCCTCATTGAAGTAGGGGTAGAAGTGGGCCTTCTGGCCCTTGAACTGGCCGACGCGAACGCCGAACGTGCGACAGGTTTCCTCGGTCAGGAACCGGGGCTTCAGGGCCTCCACGGAGGCTTCCTGGTACTCAGCGAGTGAGCTACTCATTGGCTTCCTTTTGGTGTTGGGGGTGGGGACCTCGCCGTCGCCGCGCTCACGGTGCCCGCAGCCCTGCGAGAAGCAGTGGCCGTGACCATCGGTGTAGCGGGCAAGGTTGTCGCGAGAGCCGCACTTGGGGCACGATTCCTTGCGGACGACGTGCGACTCTTCGTACTCCATCAGCGGAAGTTGCGCAGCGCAGCGACGAGGACTTCGAACGGCGTGAGCGGCTTGTGCGTCCACAGGGCGTAGGCGAACTGCGGAACCTTGACGACGATGGCGTAGGCCACGGTGACCAGGAAGCCCAACGTGCGGAGGACGCTATAGACCGGAACCATCACGAGGTTGAACACCGAACCGATGAACTCGACCACGACGCCGATGAGGTGGCCCAGGATCTTGAAGGCCGCGATCACCAGGATCGACACGATGGCGGTCGGAACCAGGTACAGCATCTTCAGACGCGAGACCAGCGTCGAGTTCAGCGGGTGATGCGGGAAGCCACACACGACAGCGAAGGCTGCGTCGAGAACGAAGATGGCGACGGCAGAGAGGGCCGACAGGATGCGGGAGCCGATGGAGCGGAGGAAGTTGAACATGGTGTCTTTCGGAAGTGGGTGTAGCCCGCCGAGGCACTCAGGCCAGGGCGAGCAGAGATGGGGGTGAAGCGTGGGTGGCCCGAGGGCCGGGGATCAGCAGCCCGACGGATCGATGGTCGGGAAGCCTGCGGACTCGTTGGGCTCGGCCTCGACCAAGCCATCGAACTTCGGACTGATGTTGATGATGGTGACCTCGGGCTCGCCCCGGAGGTCATAGCCGGCGACGGCCGACATGAAGTCGAAGAACTTGGTGACCACGGCGTCGATGGGCTGGTCTTCGTCGGCACGGAAGGTGGAGACGATCTCGTTGCCTTGCGGATCGAGGTGGCGGAACTGGAACTGGTGATTGGCGTGCATGGTGTCGTGTGTCGGGGTCAGCGAGGGACGCTCCAGAAGATTGGAACGCCCCGGGGGTTGTCTTTGCGGCTCATGAAGCACGTCCGCTTGCGGCTCATGATCGACACGAGCCGGCGTTTGAATCGCCTCAAGCGGCGAAGGAGTAGCGCATGTAGCGTTGGCCCGTGGTCGGGTGCTTCTTGAATGCGCTGGGGATGTTGAAGCCTTCGGCGCGGAGGTCGGCCACGCGCTTCGTCAGCGACTGGATGCCGTGATCCATCAGGGCCTCGCGCTGCGTGATGGTGCCGGTGCGCTTCAGGTGGCGCAACACGGTCTTGCACTGCGGCGACAGGTTGTCTTCCGAGGGCACCTTGACGGGGGCCGGCTTCAGCGTGAAGCGGCTCGGCATCCAGCCGTTGACGTTGCCACGGTCGTCCTTGATGTAGACGAAGCCGTTGGGCTTGACGTTCACCACGGTGTATTCCTTGCCCTTGGTGATCATGGGGAAGAAGCCGCTGTTGGCGATGACGATGTCGTTGGTCTTGAGGGTCATGGTGTTCTCTGGGAAAAGATTGTTGGGTGGTGGGTGACCCAGGTCATGGGCCACCCGTGACTCAGTTGAGCCAGTCGTCGGGAATACGCTTGTCTGCGTACTTGATCCCTTGTTTCTCGCACCAGATGCCGTAGGTGGTTTTCGACCCCTTGGCGATCTTGGAGCGGCTATTGCTGAACACGAGCCGGATGTCGAGACCCGGGTTGCTCTTGCGGATGTGGAGATGCTTCATCCGGTCAGCGGTCTCCCACAGCCCCTTCGTCTCTACGAAGATGCCGTTGGGAAGCCTGAAGTCCGGGGTGTACATGTGCGTCGACTCGGGCACGATGTACTTGACCTTGTGGGCCTCGTACTCGTACTCGATGCCTCGCGCAGTGAGGTCTTCGGACACCTTCTGTTCCAGCCCGGAGCGCACTCCGTGGGCCAGCAGAACGGCGTCCTTGGAGACCCTCTTGCGGAAGGCCCGTTGCATCAGAACGGGATGTCGTCGTCTTCGGTGGACGAGTCGCTGGAGCCGGCTTCGGCATCCGCTTCTTCGTCTTCGGCCTCTTCACGAGCGCCCTTGGCATCGAAGCCGTCTTCGTCGTCATCGGCCTTGAAGCCGCCGCCCTCGTACTCGACCAGGGTGATGACCTGGACTTCGTTGAGGTACAGCTTGACGCCGACCTTGCCGCCCGTGGCGTATGCGCCCAGGCTGCACTTCAGACGGAGCTTCGAACCGCCGCCGAGCTTCTCCAACAGCGACAGGCGCTTGATGGGGTTGCCCTTGGCATCGAAGAACTTCGGTTGCTTCTTGCTCGACGCCTTCAGCATGAACTGGTCGTCTTCACCGTCTTCACCGGCCACCTTGGAGATGGGCAGTTGCGCGGCGCTGAACGGCTTCTTCTTGCCGAACTCGTCGACGAAGGATTCCTTGCAGGCTTCCATCAGTTCGTCGTAGGCCGCTTCGCTGATGAACAGACCCGTGCTGTAGGTTCCTTCGGGGTTGAACTTGGTGTCCGGCTTGATGAGCTTCGGATAGTGGGAGATGCCCTTGGGCGAGTCGTACTTGGTGTAGGTCGGCATTCAGTCAGGAGAGGTTTTTGGGCGCATGCCGTTCCCGCAGAAGCAGGATCTCGGCAGCGGACATGCCCTGGTCGTCGCGGAGTTCGCGGATCAGGGCTTGGGGCAGCGGCAGGCCGCGACTGGAGTAGTCGATGGCTTTGCCGAGGGCAGACTTGTAGGGCGATTCCATGTGGGTCTCTGAAATGAAAAGAGCCGCATGAAGCGGCCCTGGGTCTGGGTTCTGGAGGTCTACGCGAAGGCGTAGAGGCTGTTGAGGGTGTCGTTGAGATCGAGGTCGCCCTTGGTCGGGGGAGCCGCGAGTTCTGCCAGGGCTTCGTCGTCGCCGATGAGAGCAGCCTGGGCTTGTTCGTAGACCTGTTGCAGGGGGTCGTGGGTCTGGTACATCTCCACGAAGGTCTCACGCACGATCTGCGAGAAGCGGGTCATGTCGTTGGGCAGGCAGGAGAACGAGTCGTGGAT